TGACGGGTTTTTAGTTAATACACTGCTAACAATCTGTTAGCAGTGTATTAACAGTGAAAAGTATTGATATATATACGTTTTATTAGTTTGTTGCTACTGTTAATAGGTTTCCCGATTAAAGACTTCAGGACTACGAAAGTATCGGATTAGCTTTTTCTGAACTGACAGCTAAGTGTCAAGCAGAACGAACAGAAGCAAATAAATACAAAAATCTGATCTAGTAAAAATACCTAAACCCATATAAACCCCCTATGAGTCCATAGGGGGTTTATAGTTTGTTGGTTTGTAAATAGATTGTAGATAAGGTGATCAACAATAAAAAGCATTGATATATATAGGTTTCAGGCTTTGTTAGTATTGTTACTCTATTTCCCCGTGTCAGGATTTTTTATCCTTTTCTTATTGTCCAGTTCGTTTATTTCTCCCTATCTTTTCTCTCTCCTGTATAGAGTGTCGACAAGATAAACAAACCTTGAAACCTATACTCTGCAAGGCTTTCGATTGTTAATAACCTTATCTACAATCTATCTACAGACTAACAGACTTATTGCTGACTTTGGTTTTTTCTTTTTACTGCTGAACTTAGTTATCTCTCGCAGTCTTTTTATTGTCCAGTCTGGTATATTTTCTTATCTTTTCTTTTTCCCTATAAACCATTGACAACGTTAACAAAGCCTAAAACCTTTGCGGAGTAAAGGTTTCGATTGTCGATCACTTTATTAACAATCTATCTACAATGGTAACAAGTAAATATACTTAGTACAAACGTTCAGAAATAGTTCTCCCATATACTTGACTTTATTGGGAGAATGATCTAATATAGAAAAGTAAACAAAACACAGAACGACGGATGAACACTTTACAAACTAAATTAGCTCGATTAGAATCTCAACTTAAAATTACAAAAGGCAATCGTGCCAAAGCTAAGATTGTTATAGAAATTCTAAAAGTAGAATCAGCTATTAAGCAGTTAAAGCCCAAAAAAGAAATAAAGGTAAAAGATATAACTGTTAAAATCCCTGTTAGTGTTTCTACCCTTAAAAAACGCTGCAAAGTACCATCTCCTGAACTGACAGACAAAGAAATTATTGACGAATGGAAGTATTCTTTAGCTGCCCAATCAATGCAAAGAGACTTTAGAACACAAAAAGATATTCAATGGGGGGATCGCCATCTCCTTCTACAGGTAGTTTACTGGGTTGATCAATACCAACAAGAAATGGATAAAAGGGGGTTAACAGAAAAATACTGTCTATGGATCGAGAAAAAACAAGCATTTAAAGACGAGTTTTATCAAAAACCAGAAAAGACAATTAATAAATCTAAGGATACTCAAATCAATATAACCGAAACTCAAGCAATTGAACTCAGAACCAAACAATTAGAATTAAATCTTTTTGGTGAGATGCCATGCGTAAATAAGTTTCAAGAAGTAATCGATAACACAAAATTTACCAAACAGACCATATCTATTCTAAACAGAGAAGGTAAAACTAGAAAAGTAAAAGGAGAAGCTTTGGGCGATTATCTGATTTCTGCGGGAGGAAATGACGCTTACTGCATTTATCACATCCCAACAAGATTAGAAATAATGTCTAGTGTAGGATTTAAAACTAGAAACCCAGTTAAGTATGAAAATCTAAGCGAAAAAGAAGCGGCTAGGTTAGCTGTCAAAAAGTTAGTTGCCGCTAACATTGACATTCCAGGTTCTTACTTAGAATGGAATAAGTCTAGCGCAATTGAAAAAGCAAAAATAGGGCAAAACATCATAGATGCTTTTGATGACAAGATTAAGGCTAAAGCTTCATGAGTACACTTATCGCTTAGTCAGCAATAAAAAACGCTTAACTAAGCTAAGTGTTTTTTATTAGTACATCTGCTCAGAAAAGATTCTCCCAATCTATTGACATTACTGGGAGAACGATCCATAATAGAAATGTAAACAAAACACGGAAAAGTAACAATCATGAACACAGAACAAACTGGATTTAAAAAGTTTAAGGCCAACCATCTTCGTATATACGAAGATGGTTACATCGGTCCCCACGGATGGTACTGGGGAAGTCACACAATTGCTAGTTTTATAGCAAAAGCTATTCAGACAAAACACGGTCATAATATGACTGACGTTCTAAATTACACCACTATCTATGTCTCAGAGCTAGTTAAGGTTCCTGCGGGGGGTTTAGCTTGCGGATGTCATGACACACTCTACAGCGTGACGGCTTTAGTTGATTTGTCCCTAGAGTTGCCGACGGAAAAAGAGATATACGCCGCTTACAAACACAATAACGCCTATTTCAACGGCGTAGAGGCTATAAAAGGCGGTTATCACTTTTATAGCATTTGGTAATAAGCAACTAAGTCAAAACGGGGAATTATCCCCGTTTTATATTAACACTAATAAATACTACGATGATCCTAATCCTATCTCTCAAGTCAAAAGATTTTAAAATTTTAAAATCTTCTATTCAAAAAATCGACAATATCGACACTAACTTAAATCTTGTTAAATTACAAGATTACTCTGTATCAGGCGTAGCTTTGATAAAAGTAGCTTTAATCTGCGATAAACCTCCTGAAATAATCGCAAAAAAAGGAATCAACTTTTCTACAGAAGCAGTTATCTCTGAAACCAAATACTGCGTTACTTGCCTAGTTTTAGGTAAATTTACGGCACTTAATACCCGAAACAAATCTGGGTACTGCTTAGAACACCGAGAACTCGATCCTAAACGAAAACAGGATCAACACCAACGCTACCAACAAAGACGTAGTACATCTGCTCAAAAATAATTCTCCCACATACTTGACTTTATTGGGAGAACGATCTAATATAGAAAAGTAAACAAAACACAGGAAGTAACAAGCTATGACTTCTATCGAATTCTACGAAAGAGATACAGTTATCAAACGTATCGGAGACAATCTCAACCAGATTAACAAAGACTGTTTTGAGGGAACCCACGGAATACTAAGCGTCACTGATAACGGTGATTATGTTACGGTCAAAACGCAAGGGTTATTTGTTGCAAATTATGACATCCAAAAGCTTTGGGACGCACTAAAAAGTTTTAGTCAAGAAGATCGAGAGTTTCTTTTTCCTTATGGACTATGGGACTATTTAGATCATTGCAAGTACAAGCCAAAAACTAAAAATGAGTTAAAAACCGATGATGAGTTATCTGTTTCTGAAAAACGACAAGTTGCGCTTGTTGATATGTTGTTAAGTGAACCTGACGAAGAATACCAAGAGTTCAATAAAGCATGGATTAAAAAAGAAAACTTAAAGCAACAAATACATGATCTTGAATGTACAGTTTCTCTACTGCGAAGACAAATAAATCAAATAACAGTTCTAACCGAATCTGTTACTCAATTACATATTCGTATTTATCAACTGGAACAGGAAAATAAGCAACTAAAAAGTAGTCAATTAGAAGCCGAACCAGAACCTAAATCAGATAAAAAACCGACGGCTAAAAAATCTAAGTTTAAACTACCAGAGAACTTTGTTAGCTACCAACAAGAGTGTGATGACTTGATCGGTGCCTTGTCCTGCTTTTATAATATCAAAAAAGGTAAATCGGGAAAAGACATTCTCCAGTTTATTCTTACTTCCAACGATACCGAGAAAGCAAAGCATTCATACCCTGATAAGTGGAAAGCAGGGCTATATTTACAGCCTGGAGTAGGCTGGACAGTCGATAAAGTCAATTTGTCTGACCCTGATGAATGGTCAGACTGGTTTATGGATGTCAACGACTTCGCTGACGCTAACGACATAGAGATTAGTTAGCTTCTAGTTATCAGTTATCAGTAGTACATCTGCTCAAAAATAATTCTCCCACATACTTGACTTTATTGGGAGAACGATCTAATATAGAAAAGTAAACAAAACACACGAGGTACTAAGTCATGTCTAACGATAAACAACCAATCGAAACAACACAAATCCCTGAAATTGAAAAAGCTCGAATTTTCTGCAAAGAGATTAAGTTATTTGCTCAATCTTTAAATCAAAAAGCACAAACAGTGCTAGACAAATATCCGACGCTGTAATCAGTTATCAGTTATCAGTTATCAGTTATCAGTTATCATCAACTATTTGGGACTAACAAAATGAACCAATTTACCGAAAAACTACCCAATCAAGTCGTATTAGAAATGGTGAACTTACCAGCAAGTGAATTTCTCATAGGCTCTCCTGATAGTGATCCCGATGTTCAAAATCATCAAAAGCCTCAACACCAAGTTAAAGTCAACAGTTTTGCAATTGGCAAATATCCAGTGACTCAAGCACAATATGAAGCGGTAATGGGAACTAATCCTTCTTACTTTAAAAACAATCTTCAAAATCCAGTGGAACAAGTCAGTTATGACGACGCTATAGCCTTTTGTCAGAAATTGAGTCAGCTAACCGGGAAAAATTATCGTCTTCCTACAGAAGCGGAATGGGAATATGCTTGTCGTGCGGGGACAACTACTGACTATTATTTCGGAGATTATTTTGATGATTACTTAAAAGATTACGCTTGGTATTATGGAAATTCTCAGGATAAAACTCATCCTGTGGGACAGAAAAAGCCCAATGCTTGGGGGCTTTATGACATGAGTGGTAATGTCTGGGAATGGTGTGCCAAGTATCGGCACGATAATTATGATGGTGCGCCGACGGATGGCAGTGCCTGGATAGAAAATGGGAATGATAATCTGCGGGGCGGTTCCTGGGGCAGCTATCCACTTGACTGCCGTTCCGCTTTCCGTCTCAACTACATCCGCCGCGACGGCCGCTACAACAATCTCGGTTTTCGGGTAGTCTGCCAGTAATCAACGAGACAAGTTATTGTATTTTGAAGCTATATGTGTTGAGACTGGTCGAGTTATTAAACTAAAGTAGTGAATCAACGGGAGTAATTATGCTATCATTTCAAGAGTTTCAAGACCAAGTTTTAAACGTTTTTAGTCCAATTGGAGAAATAGAGTTTTGGGAAAGTTGCTCAAGTTTTTCGGCAGATATTAATTATCATAGCGTAGAATATGTATCTTTTCAGGTAAGATACATAATAGACGAGAAAAACTGCAATTGCGGGCAGTGGTTTATTCAAAAAACTTACACGCAAGAATGTAACACTTTTTCGGATTCTTTAACTCAAGGCATAGAAACTATTGGTAAACAAACCACAGAATGTATTAACGGTGAGTTGCAAGTTTTCCATAAAATTCAGGAAGGACGGAAAAAAGCTGTTTTTCAAGAGTTTTTAAGCTTTTTAGAGGAACTAAAAAAAACAGAAAATAAATAGAGGAAAATTATGTTATCGTTTCAAGAGTTTCAATCTACAATCAAAGAAAATATTCCCTATTATCTTTGGGAATTTGAGCAAAATCAATCTTCTGACAATAATGGCGAATATTGGGCAAGAATAAAAAATTCCCAGATAGGAGTACGTTATCTTTGTCGATTAAATAAGTTTATCGTTATTTTGCAAAATAATGATAAAGACTATGGCGATCAAACAATTATAGCTACAGACTTAAGGTTTGTTCACGATGCCGTCGTGAGCTATATTCAATTAGGGTTTTAGTGTAATGATTAGATTTTACTGGAATGATAAATTAGTGTCTTATCACGAGACACAAGAGGAAGCTTTTGAACAAGGATTTAAGTATTTACATCAGCATCCTGCATCGTCTGATTTTAAGCGTATGCCTCATAGACAGTGTTCATTCGTGGACACAGCAGAAATCGATTGGTGGAAACATTCAAAAATTCTTTTTGAACGGTTTACTGATTGGATTTACTATAAGCGGTATTCTGATAATGAAAGCGTACTTATGGACATGAAGCGTATCTTTTCAGAAATAAAAAGAAAAGGGTATTTATCTTTAGACGATATAAATCAACTAATAGAGATTAACCCATACTTCTTAAATAACTTTGCAAGGTGCTATAAATTAACTCCAAAAGAGGTAAAAGTGTTAGCATCTGAAAGAGAAGTAACGTTTAACATGGTTTTTGAGTACATAGAAATTGATTATTCGGCATTAGCGTATTGGTTACGCAAATCAAAAATCACCCCCTAAAACCAATAAAAATAAATTGTTATAATAGCTGTAAAGATAACTTACGGCTATTTTTCAATGATTAACTGGAATCTAGGAAAAGATTTGGCTACTGAAGCTTTTGCGGAAATGGTGGGCGAATTTGCCCAAGAAATTAATTTTCAGGTAGAAGATAATAAATGGACTTGGCCGAGGGAAACCGTGCGTCAAAACGGTAGTGTAGTTGGCTCACCCCGAGACATTGTAGATACAGGTGAGCTAAAAAATAGCCAATTTATTGAAGATGTGTCGGATACCTATAAAGTAATCGGTTACACGGCTGATCATGCCGCTCTTGTCCATGAAGGGTATCAAATAGAGCGTAGCGACGGAAAAATAACAGATGTTCCCGCCCGCCCATTTATCGACACGGCTATAGAAGACTATAATCCAATTGAGGCTTATAGTGAAATCTTAAAGGAAAAATTAAATGAGTGAATCAGAATTAAGAGATATTTTATTAAGTATTAGAAACAATTTAAAGATACTTATCGGCGCTGACTTAGGTAAATACGAAATAACAAGCCCTACAGGGCAAAATTTAAAAGAAATTGATGCTATTTGGGTAGAGCCTCCTGAATTACCCCCTAACTATAAAGTAAAACCTAATAGCGGCATCGAAGCAATTATTCAAAGAGAGCCTAATCCTTATCACGAAAATTTACTAGGATATACCGTAGGTATAAATAGCTATTGCATTACCCTAAAACAGTACAATTTAGAGAAATCCCTAACACCAGTGATTGAAACACTTAAATCTTCTCGCTACTGGAATTTTCTAGATCAGCCTCGCTTAACCCCCTATACCAAAACTTCTGAGGGGATTATCAGACCAAAAGCGACCTTTAAAATTACCACCGCTAGGCTTTTAGACTTCTAGAGTACACATTTACTAATCTTTTATAGTACAATATAACTAGAAAAGTTTAGTCAGTGATTAGAATGACGAATCGAATTCTAGAATTAAATCGGAGTGACAACCTTACCCCTAGCCGTGATACGCAATTTTTTATTTCTGGTACTTACGGATTTGGACAAGAACCTTCCACACGAGTAGCCGATTTAGGTGGTGCAATCGTCTTAGGTGATTCCACTCTTACCGTGGCGACTGGGGGTTTTGGCCGAATTTTATATGCTGGCACTTTAATTTATGTGGGGACTGCCGGTGATTATGTGGTCGTCCGAACAAAAACGACGACAGTAACCCAGACAGCAATCCAGATCGAATCTTCCAAAATTGCTGCTACCCTTGCTACTCCCGCTCAAAAATGCACAATTAAATCTTGGGTTCCTTTTTTGAGCGCCAAGACCTTTAACGTTGACACCTCCTCTACTGAGGTTACTGATTCCGTCTTTGGTGAAATGGCGGTGGAGAAATTTATCTCCGAAATCATGAGTAATGGGTCGGTATTGGGTCCGCTTGTATTTGGTGATCCTGGATATGAAATCATAAAGGCCGCAGAGCAAAAAGGTGAGCGAATTTACCTCGAAATTGTCTATATGGGACAGCGCGGAGGGTTAGGATTCCAGGCAAATGTTAGCCAAAATGTTAGTGGTGAAAAAGGCAATTTCCTACAAGCAAACGTAACTCTAACTATTAGTGGCAATGTGTTTGACATTAAACCGATGGCAACGTCGCCATTTTCTCCTAATGTAGCCGATGATCTCAATTAAAACAGTTAAACTCCTTGTTGATGAAGACCAAGAGGTAATGTTAGTCAATTCTAGAATAATCAATAATTACCTCTGGTTTTCTTTCGGTACGTTTGATCGAGAAATAAGTCACCAAGAAAAGATATTAATCGAGCCACCAGACGGAACAAAAAATCAAGAAAGAATACAGGTATCTGTAACCCTTGATCCTCTGTGGCTCAATACTCAACAAAGTGCAAAAAGAAATCAAAAGGTAAAAATAAATGGCGAAGTTAAGCGTATTGGGTAAATTGAAGTTTAATGAAACATTCTTTTTCCCTTTAAAAAAAGAATGGATTTTTTACATTGAAGACAATGATGCTTTATTAGAAAAGATAGACACAATTGCTACAGAAGAAAATGAAGAGATTGGTATCAAGTTTTTAAAAAGGTACGGGATTAATCCAAAGGAAAACGAAACAGTCAAGGAATACTTAGAGGCACGGGAAAAAGCTGACAAAGCTTATCTTGAGAAAATTAAAGCTATCGGGCAAAAAACGGGACTATCCACCGCTGAAATTGAAGGAGTAATAGTTAACGACGGTTCGATCCGAGAACGAATTGAACAGGTCATGGTTGATGCCCTTGACGGGGTAAAATCTGACAGCGTAGAACAAAAAGTAGAAACCGCCGCTATCGTGCAGCAATCAATTTTAAGCAACCGTAAAAAAACAAGAGAACTAACAAGAGAATCTATAGAACTTGTAGAGCCTTATCTCGATGAATTAAACGCTTTATTTAAGGATCGGGAAACAACCTATGAAACTTACAATAAAGCCTTGTTAGCTAACTTTCTAGGTAGTCCTCGACGGGTAGTTAAACTTAAAGATAAATCTTCTGTTGATTTCACCATACAAGACATTAATGATATGTCTCAATTTATGGTAGTAAAACTCTATCAAGACTATCTCTGGCAAGACATAACCCAGTGGCAAAATCCAGAAACTGAGAAACTGGAAGAAAAACCAGAATCAGAGCCAGCGGAGGATGACGAAAAAAACGAATAGATGACGCAATTAATGCGCGGTTAGAGGCAATCGCTAACCCCATTAATTGGGAAGAAATCTATTACAAATGGTGTGCATGGGGATTATCTATAGAAGAGTGGGAAGATTGGCCAGACTGGTTAATCCTGAAAAAATATTCAGGGATTCAAAAAGTCAAATGTGAAGAAATTAATTCACTATCAGGTACGGTTAGTCAGATTGCTGCTATGGTTCACGCCTACCTAATAGCACAATCTAAAGAAGGTTCTAAGTCACAAAGTCTTAATCCTAGTGATTTTCTGCCTTACCAGTTTAAAGAAAATAAAAAATATTTTCTTGATCAAGAAACCGCTCAAATCCTGTTAGAAGCTATGCAAGCTGGCCAAGTGCCAGTCTTCGCCACTCAGATAATAGTTGATTGTGGACTATACGACGAAATAATTCAATTAGTAGGGGAGAAAAGCTAATGTCTTTATCACTTGGTACTTTAGAAATCGGTCTAGGGCTAAATACATCTCAGTATGATGCCGGTATCAAATCGGCTAAAGACCAGCTTTCTTCCTTAGAGCAAAAAGTTATTACTCCCAAGGTCGATCACCGTCCGTTAGATGCCTTGAACCAGCATCTAACGGTTAAAGAGAATCATTATGATAAGCTTAATAAAAAGATTATTGCTCCTAAAGTCAATCACGTTGCATTAGAAGCATTAAACGAGTATTTAACTGTTACAGAAAAACGCATCGATGAATTTAATAAGAAAGTCATTAAAGTTCAAGTTGATGACACAGAATTATTGGCACTTCAAAAACAATTAGAAAAAACTCTTGCTTTACAAAATCAAGTTATTGAGTCTTCTAAAGAAACTACTATTAAGCCAACAACAGACAGTCAAAATCTTACAAAACTTCAAAAAGACCACGAAAAGACAAATATTGCACAAGAAAAAACAAGAAAAAAAGCCAATCAAAACGTACCAATAACAACAAATAATCAAAATCTAACAAAGCTTGATCAACAGCATAAACAAACTCAAATCAAGACAATACCTGTTACAACAGAACAGCAAAGTACGATTCAAAAACCCAGTTCAGTAGAACAACAAAATATATCTCAAAGACCCAATATTCGAGGTGGTGGGTTTAGTGCAATGATGGCCGTGGAGTTATTGTCGCAAATTTTGTCAGGATCATTGACCAAAATTTTGTCAGCAGTATTACCAGCAATACTAAAAGTTGTTGAAACTAGAAAGAATTTTGTCAGTGCAGTAATGTCAATGCCTGCCAACTTTTTAAAGAGCTATTCAGAAGGCGCGGCTTACACTTACGCGGATATATTTACCAGGAATAATATTAAAGCCTTTGACAAAGAAGCAGGAACAAACTTGTATGAAACTGGTGGATCCGATCTCGGTAAGCTTGCTGGGAAAACAGTTAGAAAAGGCAAAACAGTATTAAACGAGCATTTAGAAACTGAATCGGCACAAAAAGGTTCTGAGGCTATAGCAGACGCAACTAAAAGAACAAAAGAAGAAATGGCAGAATTAAAAAAGTTAGCCATTGAATTTTATAATACTCAAGACCCTAGTAAAGCACAAGAGTTAGCAGAACAATTGCTAAAAGTATCTGATTCAATGAGACAAGTTGCAATGTCTCCTATCGATACTTTTGCTAATGCAAGAAAAGAACTAAAATCAGGTGAGTCTATCGCAAAAGCTAGAAAACAATCAGCAACAGTCCAACTAGACGAAAAAGCTGTAAGTGAAGCAAAAAAAATAGTTTTTGTTTCTGGGGGTTTTGCTGGTAAACAGGGAGAAGGAAGCAAAGAAATTGCTGAAAATCTTCAACCAAAACTAGAAGATGGGGTTTTAGTTATCCCTATTGCTAATAAAGCAACTGATTTAAGTACATCCATTAAAGATAATCCTTTGAAATGGGCTGGTGAAGCAGCCGCTCAAACAGTGGGGCAAGGATTGTCAGGGACTAACGAAGATTCAGTTTCAATGCTTGCTTCAGTTATCAAGGCTAGAGAATTAAATCCTAATGCTCAAATTGATTTACTTGGTTATTCTGCTGGGGGTTTTGTTTCTGAAGGTGCGACTAGATTAGCAAACCAAGCTGGTATTGAAAATATAAAAGGGGTAGCAATAGCTACCCCGTCAATGGTCGGGACTACTCAAATGGATAATTTTTCTCGTTATATAGGAGAGAATGACCCTATTAGACTAGCAGAACAAACTATGAGGGCATCAGATGTATCCAAGCAAAGTCAAGTTATTTCCAGTATTGCGTCACATTCTTCTTCTGACTACCTTGAAAACGCAGAAATTATCAAGATATTGAATAAAGAAGTTGATAAATTACAGGAAAATATTGAAGATATTCCTGATCAATTAGAACTATTTGATATGTCATCTTTGCAATTAAAGCAAAGAGAATTAGTAGCTATTGAAACACAGCTAAAAGAAGTCAAAGAAGCTACAAAACCTTTAGAACATTTAAAAGTTGATAGTATAGTAGCAACCAATATTCCTAACATTAAATTAGGCACTGAAGAGAAATCGTTTGAGATTCCTAGTATTAGTTCAAAAAATAACCCGTCTAAAAATATAACAACTGACAATAAAGTTAGTAGCAATATAGGTGTTAAAGAAAAAGAACTTGTGTCACTGTTTAAACAGACAAAAGACCTAAAGCTTTTAATTCAAAGTAATCCTGCATCTGCTGATATTGTTAAAGCACAGGCTCAAACTGACGCAATTAGAAAATGGTTTAGTGATCGTTATCAAAAATTAAAAACATTAATAGATTCTGGTGAATT